ACGAGGGTAGATAGATTATGCAGCGTGATTCAACAGAAGCGGGCCATGCGCACATTGCCCATATCCCGACGCATCAGCTGCGCGAGATGCTGCGCATGGCCAAGCGCATCGACCTGGCGCAGCGGCGCCGGAAGATTTACAGTTACTTCCCGGAGACAGGCCCGCTGCGGCGCGAACTGTACCCCAAGCACATGGAGTTCTTCGCCGCCGGGAAAGAGTACCGCGAACGCTGTTTCATGGCCGCGAACCGGGTAGGAAAAACGATCAGTGGCGGGTATGAGGCGGCGCTGCATCTGACAGGACTCTACGACGATATCGCGCCGTGGTGGCCGGGTCGGCGCTTCGTCGAGCCGGTGCGGTGGTGGGCGGCCGGCAAGACCAACGAGACGACGCGCGACATCGTTCAGGCCAAGCTGTTCGGCGAAGTCGCATGGAGCGGCGGAAGAAAGACCGTGACCGGGACTGGATTGATACCCGGCGACCTGATCGGAGATATCACCTGGAAGCAGGGCGTGGCCGACCTGATCGACACGGCGAAGGTCAAGCATATCTCTGGCGGCTGGTCGGCGGTCGGCCTTAAAAGCTACCAGCAGGGACGCGGTTCGTTCGAGGGCACGGAACAGCATGGCATCTGGCTAGACGAAGAGGCGCCGATGGAAATTTATGGCGAGTGCCTGATCCGCACGGCCACGACCAACGGGCTGGTAATGATGACATTCACGCCCCTTGACGGCATGACGGAGACGGTGATGCAGTTCCTGCCTGATTCGATCATGGCCGAGTTGCAGCGGGAGAGAGCATAGTGCCTGCCGTTTCTCCCTCGAAATGGCTGACTATGGCGGGCTGGCAGGACATACCGCATTTGGATGAGAAGACCAAGGAAGAGTTACTTGCGGCGACGCCAAAATATCTGCGCGGCGCTCGCTCGAAGGGCATCCCGATCCCTGGATCCGGCCTGATCTTCCCGATTGACGAGAGCACCATCACGGTCGACCCATTTCCAATCCCCGCGCACTGGCCGCGCCTTGTGGGTTGGGATTTCGGCTGGGATCATCCGTCGGCCGGAGCCTGGCTCGCATGGGATCGCGATACCGACACTGTTTATCTATACGACCATCATCGCGAGAGCGAGCTAAACGTCGGCCAGCACGCGGACGCGATCAAGAGCCGCGGCGCGTGGATACCGGTGGCCTGGCCGCACGACGGCCTCCAGCACGAGAAGGGCTCCGGCATCCAGCTATCCCAGCAGTTCCGGGAAAAGGGCGTGAAGTTCCTCCAGCATTGGGCGCAGTTCATCGAGTCCGGCATGGACCACGAGACGGTGGCGGCGAAAACATCAGTCGAGGCCGGTCTGTCGATGATGCTCACGCGGATGAAGGAAGGGCGATTCAAGGTTTTCAGCACTGTCTCGCCGTTTTTCGAGGAAATGCGCCTGTATCACCGCAAGGACGGAAAGATCGTCAAGGTGAGGGATGACCTGATCAGCGCGTGCCGCTATGGCCTCATGTCGCTGCGCTGGGCAATCGTCGAGCCGAAAGAGGAATCGGAAGCTGAATCAAAACCCCGGAGTTGGCGCGTGATCTAGCGTGGATATTGCAGCCTCTCACGGCCCGTGGTACGCTCCCAGAGCGCATCGCCATGCCATCCAGCACTGAGCGGCGATGTGTAGTTCGCGGCCTTTATGAATCTGAACAACTGGCAGAAGGAAACAACCGTGGCAAACAACTCATTATCGTGGACGTGGACAGTCACCAAAGCTGCCCCCATGGCACAAGGCCCGATCTATCAGGACGCGACCTACAAGTATTTTGGAGAGGCAGTACCAGGATCAGCGCTGACCAATCCGGAGTGGCGTGTCAGCCGAATGAATTTGACCACCTCCCAATTGCAATGGGCAGACGGAAACGCAAATTTTGACAACGTGTACACCGATCTGGCCACTGTTGCGGCGATGACGTTCGCTTGAGCTCGATCGTGGACAACGAGGTCGAGCAAAGCGGCAACGGACAGCTAGCCACAGTGGAGCCGGTGCGTGACCAGACGCTCTCACTCAGTGAGTTCGCCGGATTTCTCGACGAGGTGCGCACACAGCCAAGCTGGCGGCGCGAGGCCAACAAGGTATCGGATTACTACGACGGCAACCAGCTGGATGCGGATACGCTCTCCGCAATGGCCGATCTAGGCATGGCGCCAATCATCGAAAATCTGATGGCGCCAACAATAGATGCTGTGCTTGGGATGGAGGCACGAACACGGCTGGACTGGCAGGTGAAACCGGCCAAGGACAAGCGTGATGCAGAGGTTTCTGAGGGGCTGAATGTGAAGCTTGGAGAGGCTGAACGTGAGGCCAAAGCCGATCGAGCCAATGCGGATGCCTATGCCTCGCAGGTGAAGACGGGTATTGGGTGGGTTGAGGTATCGAGAGAGATAGACCCGTTCAAGTTCCCCTACCGCGCAACCGCAGTCCATCGAAATGAGATGTTCTGGGACTGGCGCGCACGTGAGCCTGATTTGTCCGATGCTCGATATATGATCCGGCGCCGCAAGCATGAGTCCGAGGTGCTCGCTCTGGGTTTTCCAGAGCAGGAAGATTTGATACGCCACGCCTCGTCTGACTGGATGGACTTCGATCCGGTCCTGATGGGCGATGAGGCTACCGGACTGGCGATGGCGCAAGACATTGAGCGTGGATGGGGTATCCACGATTCCGACTGGCGCGATTCGACGACTCGCCGTGTCACAGTGTATGAAGTCTGGTACCGGCGCTGGGTCCGTGGCAAGGTGCTCAAGGTGCCAGGTGGTAGCGTGGTCGAGATGGACACGAAAAACCCGCGACATATTGAGGCGGTGGCCCGTGGCATGGTGCAGATGCAGGATGCGATCTTCTCGAAGATTCGCGTGGCCTGGTACATGGGTCCGCACCGGCTGATTGATATTCCAAGCCCGTACACCCACAACATGTTCCCCTACGTACCCTTCTTCGGCAAGCGCGAGGATCTGACCGGAGTTCCCTACGGTCTGGGCAGGCCGATGCTCCCGATGCAGGACGAGATCAACGCCCGCAACAGCAAGATGATATGGCTGCTTTCGGCAAAGCGTGTGACCGCGACAAAGGGTATGATCAAGGACAAGGAGCGCGCCAGACGAGAGATTTCACGCGCCGATTCCTGGATAGAGCTCGAAGCCGATGCTCCACCAAACGGGATATTCCGTGTCGAGTCTGATTTCGCACTGAACGCTCAGCAATACCAGTCCCTGGTAGACAAGCGAGAGGCGATCAAGAACGTTGCCGGCATCTACAACGCGATGATGGGCAAGGAAGGGCAAGCCAAATCGGGCATTGCCATCCAGTCGCTCGTCGAGCAGGGCACGCAGACTCTCGCAGAGATCAACGACAACTACCGTTATTCGCGTGCATTGGTAGGTGATCTGCTGCTGTCCTTGGTGATCGAGGATATAGGCGACCAGCCGCATGAAGTGGTACTCGATGGCGGCGGATCCAAGGCATCCAAGACCATCCTGCTCAACGGCGTGGCCGTCGACGACAACGGCGCGAAGACGATGACCAACGCCGTGCAGATGGCCAAGCTCAAGGTGGTGCTGTCGGATGTGCCGAGCACACCGAGCTACCGTATGCAGCGTCTGATGATGCTGACCGAGATCGTCAAGAGCCTGCCGCCGCAGATTCAGGGGCTGGTACTCGATTTCGTCATGGACGCGACCGATCTACCCGAGAGAGACGCAATTGTCGAGCGTCTGCGCACCTCATTGAACCTGCAAGATCCAGGTGCCAAGCAAGACCCCAACGGCCTGCCGCAGAATCCCCAGCAATTGCAACAGATCGTGGCCGAGGCAGTGCAACAGGCGCTAGATCAGGCTGGCGTTGCGCTTAAGGAGCGAGAGATTGCCGTCAAGGAAAAAGATGCTGATACCAAGCGCATGGCTGTGGAGCAGGCCGGAGAAAACAAAGTGCTGGACACATTCGTGAGTTCGGCTTTGTAGCGTCAACATAAATACTGTACGATGTCAAACTAGAACCGCGGCGCAAGCCGCATCAACAACCACTCCTGACGCTGCCCGGCGACATGGGCGCCCACAAGGGCATGGAGATCTACCCGATGAGTGATGAAAAGAAGGACTTGGCCTATTACCAGTCGAACCTGGATGAGATGGCGGACCTAAACCTCGACGAAATCGAGGCACTGGGTGCGGCATCTGAGCTTCAGCCGACCGACGACAATACGGGCGACACCCATAGCAGCGAGGCGCCCGGCGCTGCACCGGAAGGCGAAGGCGATGGCACCGGCGATGTCGCTGGCGTGCTGGCGAAGGACGGCAAGAACATGCTGCCCTTCTCGGTGCTCCAGGGTACGCGCGAGGAGAAAGCCCGCCTAGAGCAGCTTGTCGCGGCGCAAACGGCAGAGATCGAGCGCCTGAAAGGCGGCGGTGACGTTGCCTCACCAGGCACGATGGGCGAGGAAGGTGGCGAGCAATCCGCCGCCGAACTGTCCGCCGAGGATCTGGCGGCCATCGAAGCCGAGTTTCCGGCGCTGGGCAAGCTGTTGCGCGCCCAGCAGGACACCATCGATCGCCTTTCAGGCGAGCAGGCCGCGCGTGCTTCCGAGCGTGCGCAGCAGGTGGGCATTGAGGTGCAAGCGATCATCGACACCAAGCCTAAACTAGCGCATCTGCAAGCCACCAATCCAGAGGCGTGGGCTGATGTGGTCGAGATCGACAATCGTATGGGAGCGTCCCCTAAGTGGGCCAACAAGCCAATGGCCGATCGTTTCGATGCCGTGATCAAAGTCTACGAGGCCGAGAACGGAGCTATTGCCATGCCACAAGAGGCCCCCAACCAGGATGTTGACATCACTAAAATTACGAAACCCAAGTCAGCATCGGCGCATCGTGGGCCAACTACCCTCTCTGACCTGCCAGGCGGGGCGGTGGCCCCGATCGACGAGTTGGACTCCCTTGAGCAGTCGAGCGCTATTGAGCTGACTCGTCGCTTTGAGGATATGACTCCCGAGCAACTGGAGCGCTTCATTGCCAGCACGGGGTGACTTGGCTTTGTAGACACCGACTGAATCTTCCCGCCAAATTTTGCAGGGTGACAACGTGCCAGAAATTTATAGCTACCCGTTCAGTATCTCAGCACAGACGACGATTGCCGTGAGCCGAATGGCTACCACCCACCAGATCGCAATCAAGTCAGGCTCTATGATGGTCTCACTGGTCCCACCAGGTGGGACACCAATCCCAGACGCAACGGTTATCACCCCTGCGACTGCCTACGAGGTCACCGGCAGGTACGTCGCGAGGTTGATCGCGGCGTTCACCGCGGACGCGACGGTCGAGGCCGGGTCACCGGACGCGACGCCGACGGTGATCGGGTATCCGGCGACGAGCAGATTGATGGTGCCGGCCGCCGTCGCGGGGCCCGTGAACGCCAGGGAGCCCGCCGCCGCGGTGCCGCCCGAGTCGTCGGCGATGGCCACGCAGTCCACGATCCCCTCGGGATCGTTGGCGTTGTACGCCTCCCACATGAGCGCGAGCTGACTGCCGACGCCGTAGAGCGTCCGCGCCTCGCTGAGCGAGGTGACGAGGTTGATGGCGCTGGCCGATGCCGTGCCCGCACTGCGCTTCTGGCCGATGATACAGGTGCGCTCGCCCGTCATCGCCGGAGCGGTGCCGGTGCGGCTGAGCTGGACCGCGTAGCGCTTTTCGCGCGTGGCGCTGCTGACTTCGGAGATCGAGATCGTCATGGGTTACGCCTCCTCGGGCTTGGTCTTGTCGGTGGCGTCGATGACGTCGCCGTCACGGAGCCGAGCGCGCCAGTAGTGATCGAGGTTCAGCCACTGCCCGTCAGCCGGGAGCGACAGGCCCGCGTGCGGGCTCTCGCTCGGCCAGAGCACGACGAGCCGCTGTCCGGGGCGGCGCCGGTCCTCGGCCGGGACGAGATACGCGCGGGCCGGGTCGCGGCGCGGCGGAATGGCGCGGAGCACGGGGATCATGGGGTCGGTTCTCCGTCGAGCTCGTCGAGTGCGGCGTTGACCTTCACCTCGTCGCTCGGGACGAGTGAGACAGCCTGCTTGATCGTGTTGAGGGGCTCGCCCCCGGTTTGTGTCACGCGAGGACGGGTGCGTGACAGCTCGAAGCCCAGCGCGGCGTAGCCGTTGCGGAGGCTCTCGGTCGAGCGCGT